AAGAAGAGAATTGATTCTTCTGGTAATGTTGGGATTGGAAACACTCCTTCAGCAGTAGGAAATTATAAAGTTTTGCAAGTACGTGGTGGCTCTACATCTAATGGTGGTTTAATTCGTCTTGAAACTTCTGATGGTACTAGCGGTGTAGCTAGATTATATGCTGGTTCAACTTCTACAGTATTAGAATCTAACTCTAATACTAATTTAGTTTTTCAAACTAATGCAACAGAAAGAATGCGAATTGGTTCTGATGGTAAGGTTCTTATTAATACCACAAGTACAGTAGGTACAAGCACTGCTTTAGTAGAATTTAATAATTTAGGAAGTGGTGGTAGAATTTTAAACACTAAAGACAATGGTACTGGTTCTTGTAATGCAATAACTTTTAACAATAATAATGGGCAAGTTGGTCGTATTACTACAGATGGTTCAGGAACAAGTTATGTAACAAGTTCTGATTACAGAATGAAAGAAAATTTAGTTTATGAGTGGGAAGCAATATCAAAAATAAAAAATTTAAAACCTGTTCAATTTAATTTTAAAACTAATCCTGATGAGCTTACTGAAGGTTTCATTGCCCATGAAGCACAATCAATAGTGCCATACGCTATAGTAGGTGAAAAAGATGGGGAAGAAATACAAGGTATGGATTATGGTAAATTGACTGCTGTGCTTACTAAAGCAATCCAAGAACAACAAGAACAGATTGAAGCCTTACAATCTGAAATTAACACACTCAAAGGAGGTGACTAAAATGGCAATATCATATGAATGGGATGTAAAAACTGTGGACACTTATCCTACAAAAGACTCTAAGTCTGACGTAGTTTATAATGTGCACTGGAGACTAACAGCTACTGATGATACTAATAATGATGCAGATGATAATCCGCAAACTGCAACAGTATATGGGTCTCAGGGTTTAGATACTTCAGACTTATCAAGCTTTACAGAATTTGCAGACTTAACTGCAAGTGATGTACAAGGTTGGGTTGAAGCAGCTATGGGTGAAGATGAAGTCCAGTCTAAAAAAGATGGTCTTGATGCTCAAATAGCTGAAAAAGTTACACCAACATCTGTCCAAAAACTTATAGCTTAATATGGCTAGAAGTCAACCTTATACCGTAGCAGTTAACGGAGGGTTAGTTAAGTCTTCAAATGTAATAGACTTACTTAAAACTCCGGGAGTTGCCAAGGATTTACGAAACTTTGAAGTTTCTATTGAGGGAGGCTATAGACGTATTAATGGATATCAAAAATTTGGTACAACAAGTGCAGTACAACCAACTGGTAGTACAACTGATATTTTAGGTACTATACCTTATGCAGATGGGGTTGTTGCTTGTGCAGGTACAAGTATTTATTTTAGTCAAACTGGTACATCTTGGACCGAAATAAATAGAAGTAGTGTTGCTAGTAGTGGAGATAATCATACAGCTTTTACAGGTCGTAGTGTTTTAACAAGAACTAGCCAAGGACAAAATAGTTTTGCTTTATTTGAAAGTGCTACTTCTAATTATGGTACATTAATTATTGCCGATGGAGTAAATAAACCGTACTTTTTTAGAATGGAAGGTACAGGTGCTAATATAAATACTAGAACATTCTTTGGTGGGGAAATAACAGTTACTGGTACAAAAGGGGTAAAACATGTAACTGTTCATGACAAGCATTTAATAGCTGCTGGAGTAGAAGATAATTTAAATACTATATTTTTTAGTGGTACTTTAGACCCAACAGATTTTACTAGCACTGGTTCAGGTTCAATAGTTTTAGAAGACCAGATAGAAGGTATTAAAAGTTTCCGTAATGAATTATTTATATTTTGTACAAATAGTATATTTAAACTTATAAATATAAATGATTCAAGTAATATTGCAATCGTACCTGTTACTAAAAACGTAGGTTGTTTAAGTGGCTATAGTATTCAAGAGATTGGTGGTGACTTAATATTTTTAGCCCCAGATGGATTAAGAACAATAGCTGGTACAGCAAGAATTGGTGATGTTGAGTTAGGAACTATTAGTCAAGCTATTCAGCCGATTGTAACTTCTTTAGCTGAATCAATAGATAGTTTTGTTATTTCAAGTGTTGTACTTAGAGAAAAATCACAGTACAGATTATTTTACACTAATACTGGAGCATCTAATTCAGCACAACGAGGAATTATAGGCACGTTAAGACCAGATGGTTTTCAATGGTCTGAAACAAGAGGTTTAGAAGTTACCGGTATTGGTTCAGGTTTTGATAATAATAATATTGAACAATACTATCATGGCGATACAAATGGTTTTGTTTATCAACATGACATAGGAAATAGTTTTGATGGCACTAATATTTTAGCAAGATTTGAAACACCTAATTATGATTATGGAGATTTAGGTACATTAAAAACTTTACACTATATAAGAGTTTCAGCAAGTTCAGAAGGTATTGTTGAACCGGATGTTCAAGTTCGATTTGATTATGGAAATACAGAAGTTCCACAGCCGGGAAGTTTATTTGATATTGGAATAATAAACCCACCTTCAAAATTTGGAGACGCAGTTTTTAATACAAACGTATTTGGTGGAGGCGATAATCCACTAATTAGAGTTCCTTTACAAGGTAGTGGAACAAGTAACAATTTTACTTTTTTAAGTGAAGACAGTAAAGCACCATATACTATAAATGGTTTTTATGTAGATTTTATACCTTCAGGTAGGAGATAATAAATGGCACAAACATATACAAGACAAAGTTCTTTTATTGATGGTGATACTATCACCGCAGCATTATTTAATGATGAATATAATCAGTTAGTAAATGCATTTGCATATTCATCTACAAGTGCTACTAATACTGGACACAGACACGATGGTTCTGCTGGACAAGGTGGTAATATATTTAAAATTGGTGACTTAGACTTTTTAAATAAAGTAGAAATTGATAGCACTAATAATAGAGTAGGATTTTATGTAGAAGTTTCTTCTGCAGCAGTAGAACAAATAAGAATACAAGATGGAGCTATTGTTCCTGTTACAGATAATGATATAGATTTAGGAACAAGCTCTTTAGAATTTAAAGATGCATTTTTTGATGGCACTGTAACTACAGATGCCTTAGTAGCTGATACTGCAGACATTAATGGTGGTACAGTTGATGGTGCAACTATTGGAGCTAACTCAGCTTCTACTGGTACATTTACTTCTGTAACTACTACAGGTAATGTTGATGTTGGAGGTAATTTAACAGTTACAGGAACTACTACATTTAATGGTGGTACATTAACATTAGGTGATGCAGCAGACGATAATGTAGTTTTTGGTGCAGATGTTAATTCAAATATTATTCCTAATACAGACAATACATACGACTTAGGAAGTTCTTCTCAAGAGTGGAAAGATTTATACGTTGATGGTATAGCTTACCTAGATGGTATTAACTTTAATGGTACAGCAATTACATCAACTGCTGCTGAGTTAAATATTTTAGATGGTATCACATCGACTACAGCCGAACTTAATATATTAGATGGAGTAACTTCTACAACTGCAGAGCTTAATATTCTTGATGGAGTTACATCAAGCACAGCGGAATTAAATATTCTTGATGGAGTTACAGCAACTACTACTGAACTTAATATACTTGATGGAGTTACATCAAGCACAGCAGAACTAAACATCCTTGATGGTGTTACTTCAACTACTGCTGAATTAAATATTCTTGATGGTGTTACAGCTACAGCAACTGAAATAAATTTACTTGACGGTGTAACATCTACAACTGCTGAACTTAATATACTTGATGGAGTTACTTCAACTGCTACAGAATTAAATTTACTTGATGGTGTAACAGCAACTACAACTGAACTAAATTATGTCGATGTAACTACAGCAGGAACTGTAGAAGCTTCTAAAGCTGTTGTAGCTGATAGCAATGCAGATGTTTTATTTAGTGATAATGATAAATTAAAATTTGGCACAAGTTCAGATTTAGAAATTTATCATGATGGTTCAAATAGTCGTATACAAGATTCTGGAACAGGTAGTTTATTCTTACGAGGAACTAATTTAAAAATACAAGATTCTGATGGATTTGATTTCATGGCATTTGAAGATGGAGGAGGTGAAGCTGGTACAGTTAAAATAAAACATAATAATTCTACTGTATTAACAACAAGTTCATCTGGAGTAGATGTTACAGGAACAGTTGTTGCAGATGGTTTGACTATTGATTCTGGTACAACAAACACAGTTGCTACCTTTACCTCTACCGATACTGGAGCAGGTATACAACTAACTGACCCAACAGGCAGTTCAAAGTTAGAGACTTCTGGAGCTAATCTTAGAATTAGTGTTGATGACGATGGAGCTGTATCTAGTTCAGCAATACAATTTAGGGTTGATGGTTCTACAAAAGCAACGATTGATTCATCAGGTAATGTTGGAATTGGAGTTACAAATCCAGCTAGAGGATTACAAATTCACAAAGAGGGTAATCATTTAAGTTTAACAACAACAGCAACAGGTACATCAGCGGGTAATGGCTCTGATTTTAAAGTAGATGTTTCTTCAAGTGATTTACAAATTCTTAATTATGAAGCTGCTAATATTTCTTTGTTTACAAGCGGTTTAGAAAGGGTGCGAGTTGACAGTTCAGGAAATGTTGGAATTGGAACTACATCCCCTGTTACTCCATTAGAAGTTAGAACCTCATCAGACACTGAAATAGCTGCAATAAGAACAGGTTCAGTAGCTGCAAAATTAGGAGCATTTGCTAGTGGTGAATCAAGACTTACTTCAGCAGGTAATGATGGATTTTTAACATTTTATACTGGTACAAGTTCTGGAGAAAAAGTCAGAATAGATAGTTCAGGGCGAGTTGGCATTGGCACTTCATCACCTTCTACAAGTCATAAACTTACTGTAAGTGGAGATACTAAGTTTACTGGTCAGCTATCCATGTCTGATAGTCAATTAATCAAAATGGGAGATGGTGAGGATTTTGCTTTTTATCACGACCAATCTATTGGCAATATTATAAAAAGTAACACTTCCGATATAGATATTTTCATACAAGGTAATGACGGTGGTTCTACTATTACTGCTCTTAAATTTGATATGTCTTCTGCAGGTCGTGCAATATTTAATGCAGGAGCTAATTTTTCTGACCATGTAAATTTTGATGACAATGCTAAAGCAGTGTTTGGTGGTGCAGATGATTTACAGATTTATCACAATGGAACTAATTCTTATATTGCTGATGCCGGAACTGGTGATTTAAGAATATTAGCTACAGACTTTAGACTTTTAAACGCTGCAGAAGATTCAAATTTAATTAGAGCATTTAATGGTGCAGAGGTTGAGTTATATCATAATGGAACAGAAAGACTAGCTACCACTTCAAGCGGTGTAACTGTTACAGGTACTTTAGTATCTGATGGCTTAACAGTAGATACATCTACTTTAGTTGTAGATGCTACTAATAATAGAGTAGGTATCGGTAATGCTTCTCCAGATGTAAGTTTAGATATAGGAAGCCTTACAGATGCTATTCATGTACCAGTAGGTACTACAGCTCAAAGACCGGGAAGCCCTGCAGCAGGATATTTTAGATATAACAGTACAACTGGTGGCTTTGAAGGTTATACAGACGAATGGGGTGCTATAGCCGGTGGTGCAGGAAGTTCTTCTACTTTTGCTAAAAATACTTTTACTGGAGATGGCTCTACTACAGCCTTTACATTATCTACAAGTATGACCAGTGAAGATGGTCTAATAGTATTTATTGATGGTGTTTATCAAGCTGATAATGTTTACTCAGTTTCTGGTACTACTCTGACTTTTGCAACTGCTCCTGCTAACACTAGAGTTATTGAAGTCTTTCAATTAGAAGGCGGTATTGTTGGAGTTGCTCCAGTAATTGCTACCATGACTGGTGATGGCTCAGATACTACTTTAGCTTTAGGTACAAGTCCTGATTCAGAAAACCAAACATTCGTAACTATTGATGGTGTTGTACAACATAAAGATACTTATTCAATTTCAGGAAGCACACTAACTTTTAGTGCTGCTCCTCCTAACGGTACTTCAGTAGAAGCTATTACCTTTAACAATGTAAGTGTTGCAACTTTCCAAGATGCTGATGGCGATACTAAGATTCAGTTAGAAGAAAGTACTGACGAAGATAAAATCAGGTTTGATACTGGTGGTACTGAACGAGTTATTATAGATTCTACTGGAGTTGGAATTGGAACTACAAGTCCTGCAAGACCATTACACATAGAAAACGCTGAAGGAAGATTAGTTCGTTTGAGTCATACATCTAATCCTAAAATAGAATTTGTTGATACAACAAATGGTACATCTGGAGCTTATTTAGGCTCGGAAGATAACGAATTGACGTTTGAAACTGGTGGTCAGAATGAAAGAATGAGAATTGATTCTGCTGGTAATGTTGATATTAAGAGTTCAAATTTATATTTAACAGGTAGTAATGACAGAAGAATAAAACTTAGTGATAGTGGTATTGCTGGTGTTTCTGATTCAAATAATACAGTTCATATTCGTGGTGATGACGATACTTTGATACTTAATAATGCTGGTAATGGAAATATGTTGTTCCAAGAAAACGGCACAGAAAGAATGCGAATTGCTGCTGGAGGTGCTTTTTTAATTAACAAAACAAGTGCATCAGGGGCTGTAGAGGGTTTTGAATTTGAAAGTAACGTATGTAGAATTACAAAAAGTGGTGGAACACCTTTATTTTTAAACAGATTGACAAGTGATGGAGTCTTAGTTGATTTA